GAGCAGTATCCCGACACACTACTCGCGGCGCTCGACCCGTAAAAAGGTCGCCGCGTTCCCGGCGCCGCGAGGCGCTAACCACTCCGCAAGCGGAGTTTTTGGAGTGAGTTTCAAATGCGCGACATGATGAACAACATCCACCCGCTTTCGGCGATCCCGCCGGTTGCGGCGCGGACCGACAACACAGCCATCGTTTCCAGCATCATCGACACGAAGGGCTATGACAGCCTGACGTGGCTGATCGTGACGGGCACGAACACCGACGCGAACGCGACTTTCGCCGTTACGATGGACGAAAGCGACGATAGCGGCATGAGCGGGTCCAATGCCGTCGCGGCGGCCGATCTGGTGGGCACCTATGCGCTCGCCGGCTTCACCTTCGCCGACGACACGGAAACCCGCAAGATCGGCTACAGCGGCACCAAGCGATATGTGCGGCTGACGATCACGCCGAGCGGCAACGACAGCGGCAACATCTTCGTTGCGGCTATCGCGCTGCTGGCCAATCCGGCGATCCTGCCGACCGCCAACCCGCCGATCTGACGGGAGTAGGGGGCGGCTTTCGGGCCGCCTCCGCACCATCATGGACCTTCGGCTAATCACCGCGCCCACGAGCGAGCCTGTCTCGCTCACGGACGTGCAGGCGCATATTCGCGCGCCTGTCGATGGCACCGACGCGGCGATCATCGCGGCGTATTTGCAGGCCGCGCGCGAGAGCGTCGAGGCGCACACGGGGCGCGTCCTGATGCCGCAGACCTGGCAGATCACGATGCCTGAGTTTCCGGCGGACAACGGTCCGATCATGCTGCCGAAGCCGCCGCTCGTGTCCGTGACGGCGCTTGCCATAACGAACGCGGACGGCGAAGCGGAGACGATTTCGGGCGCGCTGTATCAGGTGGCGACGCCATCGGGTGCGCACGCGCAGCCGGGCTACCTGGCACCGGCATACGGCGAGAACTGGCCGGAAACGCAGCCGGACACGGTTGACGCCGTGCGGGTGACGTTCTCGGCGGGCTATGTGAGCGCGGCGAACGTCCCGGCGGCCCTGCGTGCGGCGATGCTTCTGATTGTGGGCGAGTTGTACGAAAACCGCGAGGCTTCGGCGGAACGTCCGTTGACGGAAATTCCGGCGGTAAAGCGGCTGCTCGATCCTTACCGCGTGTGGACCATCTAGTATGCCCGCCGGCCGGCTTCGCGACTACCTGACGCTTGAGGCGCAGGCGCAGGCGCCGACTGGCGCAACGGGGATGACCGTTACCTACACGGTCGTTGAGAATGTGTGGGGCGAGTTGCGCGGCGTCCGCGAGGGCGCCTATGCCGAGGCGTTGCAGACCAGCGACGCGGCGACGCACGTCATCCGCATTCGGTGGCGCGCGCGGACTGACTTTGACCATGTGAGCGCGGAAGGCGGGCGGCGCTGGATTGTCCGGGGCGTTCGCGATCCCGACAACCGGCGGCGCTATCTCGACGTGTTCGCGACGGAACTGGCGCCGGAGGTTGTGGCATGATCGACATGCGCATTACCGCCGGCCGCACGGCGTTCCTTGACCTCAAGATTGCGCAGGGAAAGCTGGATCAGGCGATCCGGCAGTCCATCCGCGACCTCGCGCGCGAGTATCGGACGAAGCTGCTCGGCGAACTGCGATCCAGCAAGAAGGGCCGCCGTTACGCCAAGCGCGCGGGGCGTTCAGTCTATAAGCAAGTACGGAAGACCGTCACCATTGGCAACCAGACGCGCACAGGGCGGGTTGTAGCGGCGGCGCGGGCAAGCGTAGCCAACTACACCGCCTCGGCGCCTGGCGAGGCTCCTGCGGTTGCTACGGGCACAATGCTCCGCGCCATCCGAACCAAGGTCGGCGGGCGTGGCAATGCCTTCTCGGCGCGCGTGTTTGCGGATCGCGGGACGGCGTTCTATCGGCACTTTTTGGAGTTTGGCACCAAGCCGCGCGTGACGCGCCGCGCGAAGCTGGTCAACGGCAAGTCGCGGAAGCAGCGCGCGGTTGCGCGTGCGTCTGCCGGCTCGCTGGCGCCTCGTCCTGTGTTTACGCCGTTGCAGGCTCGGTTGACGCGAGACCTTGAGGCGCGGGTTGCTGCCGCCGTTGCAGGGTTCGGACGGTAATGCGCCCCGCTGCGATCATTGAGCGGCTGCGGACGGATTGCACGTTCTTCAGCACGCGTGTTGCCGGGCTGATTGGGCGCGACGATGCGCTTGATAAGCTGGTCGAGGCGAAGGCTGGGCTTGCCGTGCCTTGCGCCTATGTCGTGTGGGAAGGCGATGCGCCGGCCGACGACCAAGAGCTAGACACGATGAGCGACCAGATTGAGACGACGTTCTCGATCACCGTCATCGTGAGCGGCACGACCGACCAGACCGGGCAGGATGCAAGCGAGCGGCTGTTGAACGCGAGGGATGCGCTGTTCGCGTCGTTGATCGGCTGGACGCCAGACGCGGCGCAGTACGGCCGGGGCATCTACGACGGCGCGCCGGATGCGCCGATCTATAACCGCGCGTATGGCGCGACGACGTTCGTTTTCTCGTGGTCCTACTACACGGACAACCCGTAACGCGGCCCTGCCGCAACCCCAACAATCAGGAGTAGCAGGCAATGGGCGTCGTAGCTCAAGGCAGCAATGCAAAGCTGCGCATGTATCCCGAAGTCACCGCCGGCACGTTCGTTGGGTCGGTGAACTACAACCAAGTGCCCTTCTTCTCGATCAACATGAGCAAGACGCAGGGCCTGGATCAAGACGCGCTGCTCTCTGCCGTCGCAAACCGCGACAGCGCAGATCCGTTCTTCGGCCTGATCCGCGTCGAGGGCGACGTTGTGGTTCCGCTGGACACGGTGCATTTCGCGCGGTGGATGCGGCTGCTGTGCGGCGCGCCGTCCACTTCGGGCAGCACCAACTACACGCACGTCTTCACGTCCGGATCTGCGGCGCTGCCGTCCAACTCCATGGAAGTGGCGCACGCGGACCTTGCGACCGACGCTTTCATCCGCACCGCTGGCGTCCGCGCGAACACGCTTCGCGTGTCGCTCGGCCCGGACGGCGCCGCGCAGGCGACGGTTGGCCTGATGGGGCTGTCTCAGGTTTCCAATGCCAGCACGGGCGCGGGCACGGCGGTTGTCACGTCCTTCGCGCGCTACTTCAACGCGCAGGGCGTGTTGACCCGCAGCGGATCGACGCTCGCCGGCATCACGTCGTGCGACTTCACCTTTACCAACGACATGGAGATGGTTGCCGCCGTGCGTGGCGACTACCTCATGGAAGACATCGACTTTGGCCTTGCTGCGGCGTCCGGGACGTTCACGTCGCGGTTTGAGACCATCACGCTCTACGATGCGGCGGTTGCCACGCAGTCGCCGGCCGCCATCACCTACGGCTGGACCATCGACGCCAACACGTCAATCGTCTTCAACTTCGGCCGGACTTACATCACGCCTCAGGGCGCGCCGATCAGCGGGCCGCGTGGCATCACGCAGACCTTCCGCTGGGTCGCGGGGCCGCATTCGTCCACGGGCGTCATGCAGGCCACCGTCAAAAACCAGATCGCGTCCTACTCGGCTTCGTAAGGACAACCCCAGCCATGAAGCTCAACCTCAACCGCCAGCCGCAATGGCTGGTGCTGCCTTACGGCGTGAAGGTCGAAGTTCGGCCGCTCACGACCGTCATCAACTCCGCAGCGCAGGCCGAGGCGCAGAAGCGCACGGCGGCGCTAATCGTGGAAGCCGAGGCGGCAGAGAAGACCGGCCATCCCATGGACCCGCTCGGCCCGAACGGCGCCAACGCGGCTTGGCTGGATGGGCAGTTCGCGCAGTTCTACATCTCCGCGCTCGCTCGCTACGCTATCAAGCGGTGGGAAGGCATCAACGGGGATGACGGCCAACCGCTGCCGGTGACGCCGGCGGCTACGGAAGCCATGGCCGAACATCCGGACCTCGGCCCGGCGTTCCGCACCGCCTATGGCCGCAGCCTGGCGGAACAGGTCGCGGAGGGAAACGACTCCGCAGCCTCCTCCGCTGGCGCCTCTCCGGAGGCGAGCGAGGCTGCACGGGGTGCCCCGGCGCCCCCCGCTGGCCCGGCGTCGAAGGGCAAAGCCAAGAGCGATGCGGCTCCTGCCCCGCTGTAGTCAACGCGCCTGAGACACCGGACGGCGCTGCCGTCCTGAGTGCCGTCATGGCGTGCCTACGGGGCGGCATGGCGGGCGCGGAACTCGACGTTGCGGGGGCACTAGCCATGGCGCGGGCGCAAGGCGTCCAGGCGCCTCTAGCGGCCTCGCTGGTGGCGGCTGCGGCGCAGGGCGTCCGGCTTGGGGCGTCTGAGCGCAAGCCGGAAGACTGACATCACGTTTCGTATCGAGAGGGGAGGCGGCGCATGAGTGGTTCGCGGGCCATTACCCTTTCACTGAGCGTCAACGGCGCGGACCAGTTGCGCCGTGACCTGCTCGCCATGGGCGACGTTGGCGAAAGCGCGCTCAAGAAGCTGGATGCGGCGGCTATGCGCGCCGCCCAGAGGGGCGGCAGCCTCTCGGCGGTGGGGACGGTTACGCAAGACGTAACGCGGTCTTTGGAAGCCATGGGAAGCCGCCTAGGCCCCATTGGCGCGGGGTTGTCCTCTCTCGGCGTGGCAGGCGCGGCTGCGGCTGCTGGCCTTGGTGGCATTGCTCTAGCCGCGACCAGCGTTGCGCGTGCCGGCGACGAGATGACGGCGACGCTAGGCCGGCTGGCCAGCGCGACGGGTTCGGTGCAGTCGGCGGTTGACATCTACGACCGGCTCTATCGGATCAGCCTGCAAACCGGCGTCAGTGTCGCGGAGACGGCGGGCGCGTTTCAGCGGTTCTCGATTGCAACGCGCGAAGTCGGCGGCACCAACGAACAGGCGTTGCAGCTTGTCGCGACCCTACAGCGCGCGGCGCTGGTAGCGGGTTCGTCCGGACAGGAAGCGAGCGCCGCTGCTGGCCAGTTGGCGCAGGCGCTGGCGTCCGGCGTGTTGCAGGGCGACGAACTGCGCTCGCTGCTTGAGAACATGCCCAACCTCGCCGTTGCGCTGGCGCGCGAGTTGGGCGTTAGCGTTGGCGAACTCCGCAAGATGGGTTCGGAAGGCCAGTTGACGGCCGACCGCGTGTTGCCGGCCTTGCTGCGCGCTGGTGAGCAGATCAACGCCGAGTTCGAGAAGCTGCCGCCCACGATGGGCCGGGCGTTTGAGACGCTTGGGGCCGCGATGACGCGGTTCGCTGCCGATTTGGATAAGGCGCTAGGGCTTTCGCAGGCCATCGCGCGCGCCGTCAATGCCGCAGCTTCCGCCGTTGATGGTGTTCGGCGTTCTGCCGGCCTCGGTCGCACGCCGATTGAGGATGCCCGCGCTGACGAAGCCGCGTCTCAATCGCGCCTTCGTGTGCTGGAACAGCAACTCAATCTGTTCGAGCCGGGCATTCGCAACGGTACGCGGCGCGGCAGCATCCAAGGCGGGTTGCAGGCGGCGGCGGCCGGCACGCAGGAAGCCCGCGTCGCGGAACTGCAAGCGCAGGTTGCCCGCGAGAACGAAATTCTTGAAGCGGCGATCCTAAACCGCATCAACCTTGAGCGCGAAGGCGCATCGCGCGCGGAATACGAGCGTGCGCAGGCTGCGGAACGCGCAGCGACGAACCAACGCCGGCAGGCGGATGATGGCCTTGCGTCCCTGCGCACTGCCTACGACCGTGAGCGCGGCGTTCGCGAGACCCATGCGCGCGCCGTTGCTGCGATTGGCGAACAACTTGCGCGCGGCACGACGCAGGGCGGCATTGACGAAGCCGAGGCGCAGCGCCTCCGCGCCGCCGCCGACCGTGAGCGCGACGAAGCCTTGCGCCGGCTG